AGCTATGTTGGCCGAAAAAGGCATCAAGCAGAAAGATTTGGTTGCAATGACCGGTATTCGTCAGCCCACGTTGTCAGGAATGAATAACAACTCTGTTAAGCATATTCCGCTGGATGTTCTGGACAAAATCTGCACCGTTCTAGATTGCCAGCCGGGAGAGTTACTGGAATATGTACCGGACGAAAAAAGCCCGGACGAATAAACGTCCGGGCAGGGGAGAGGTGCTTACTTCTTGCGGTTCTTGCTCACCGTTTTCGGGATTCGCCGGACCTCTTTTACTCTGCGCACCTCATTCGGCTCATAAATAAGTAAGTCGCTGAGTGTGCAGTCCAGGGCTTCGCAGATAAGGTCGAGGTCATCCAGATTGACCCGATCTGAGAAGTCGTGGTACATTTCGTTGATGGTCTGGCTGCGGATTCCGGTGGCGCGAGCAAGTTCGCTCTGCGTCATCCGCCGTTCGCCAAGGCGGGTGGACAGCATAATCCTAATCATAGCCTGTATCTCCTTTGCCAAGAATTTTACCGATTTGAAACCGGCTTGTCAGGATTTTGGCAGAAAAGTACAGAATACGGCAAATTAGAACGAAATACGGAAAACTGAAACGAAAAAAGGCCCGGAACCCGCGTGTGATATGTACCCCCAATACTGGACACTGTGAACAAATCCAGTATTGGGGGTATTTTCATGAAATACAGCTATGAGTACAAAAAGCAATGTGTGGAATTGTATCGACAAGGAAGGTGGCCTGAAAATCCAGAAGGAGTAAGCACGGAACGATTTCACCATGCAGTTGTCAAATGGCATCGTCTAGAAAAAGCTTGCGGCCCAGAAGCACTGCGGCATAAAAAGCAGAACAAAATATGGACGGCAGAAGAAAAATACGAACTGGTAGCTAAAGTTTTAGCTGGTGCGTCATGTACGGAAACAGCAATAGCGGCAGGAATCAACGACGGGCTCTTGTACCAATGGGTCAGATGTTATAAAATGAAAGGGTATCAAGGATTGGTCACACAGCGAAAAGGACGACCACCCAAGGAGCCTGACATGAAGAAGAAAGTAGAACCAGCAGAACTGACCCCCTCGGAACGAGAAGAAATGATTCGGCTCAGAGCAGAGAACGAACGCCTGAGAGCGGAGATTGCTGTAGTAAAAAAAGAGATTGCCTTGAGAGAAGAGAGATGCGCAGCGCAACTCAAGGCGAAAAGGCTGCGCTCGTCCAAGAACTCCGCGAAGAAGGGTATCGACTGAACGATTTGCTGGACGCAATCAGACTGTCCCGGTCAACATACTATTACGAACTCAGAAAAACGGATAAAGTCAACGAGCGAAATGCTGATTTATCGTCAGAAATCGTGTCCATCTTCAATAAAAATAAGAAAAGATACGGCGTAAGGCGAGTACACCATGAGCTTCTGAACCGTGGCTTTCAGGTAAATCACAAACGCGTCCAGCGAATCATGAATCGGCTTGGATTGTTTGGAAAACGTCCGAAAGAAAAATATCGTTCTTACAAGGGCGATGTCGGCAAAGTTGCTGATAACATTATTAACCGGGATTTCAGCACCGAGAAGCCGCTGCAAAAGTGGACGACGGATGTATCGCAGTTCAATCTGCCTTGGGGTAAATGCTATATTTCTCCGATTCTGGATATGAACACAAATGAGATTATTTCTTACAATCTTTCGCTCAGTCCGAACATGGAACAGATCAAGGACATGCTGAATAAGGCATTTGAACGGTTTCCTTCTGTACAAGGTTTGATCATGCACTCAGATCAGGGTTGGCAGTATCAGCACGCATTTTACAGAAACGAACTTCAAAAACACGGAATTATTCAATCTATGTCCAGAAAGGGCAACTGCTATGATAACTGTATTATGGAGACCTTCTTCGGCAGATTGAAGAATGAAATGTTCTACGGCTTTGAGAAAAACTATCCCTCCTTTGAAGCTTTTTCCGAAGCCATTGTTGATTATATCGACTATTACAATAACAGCAGAATCCAAGCAAAAACAAAATGGATGCCTCCCTCTAAATTCAGAAAAGCATCCATGATGAAATCTTAATTATTCAATTTTCAACCTGTGTCCAGAAAACGGGGTACATATCAGCAGGGACCGGACCTTTTCATTTGCAAAGAAGAAAAATAAAACCTTACGGCACGAACCGATAGCCCACGCCGCGGATGGTGATGATGTGCTGCGGGGTGCGGGCGTTGTCCTCGATCTTACTGCGCAGACGGTTGATGTAGACCATGATGGCGTTGTCGTCCACAGCGATGAGGTTGCCCCAAATTTGTTCGTAGATCATGTCTTTCGTGAACACCTGCTGGGGATGGCGGACGAACAACAGCAGCAGACTGCGCTCCTTTTCCGAGAGGTTCAGCTCCACGTTGTTCTTGTAGAACCGCATGGTGGAGGTGTCGCAGAGGAAGGGACCGCAGGTGATCTGGCTGTTGTTCTCCTGCGAGAAGCTTTTGCTGCGGCGGATGAGGGCCTTGACCTTTGCGCCCAAGATCTGGGGCCGGAAGGGTTTGGTCACATAGTCGTCCGCACCCAGCGAAAGCCCGTACATGAAGTCGTAATCCTCGCTGCGGCCGCTGATGATGATGACCGGCGTGGTGACCCCGTTCCGCCGGATGGTCTGGATGACGTCAAAGCCCTCCATGTCGCCGAGGGTGATGTCCATCAGGATCATATCCAGCGTGTCGCTCTGCCGCGCGATCAGGTCCAGCGCCGCCGCGCCGCTGTTGACAACGAGCGGCTCCATCTCGTTGCTGATCATCACTTTGGATAATAATTTGCAAATTGCGGGATCATCGTCTACAATAAGAACATGAAACGCCATTGATTAACACCTTTTTTTCTGACTGCGAAGATCGTCGATCGAAGTTGAGTTTGAGAAAAGTATAACATTTTTGGCCCCTGAGAGCAAGCCGACAGGCCTCTTCCGGGCTGGATTTATCCCGCGAAAGGAGAATTTTTATGAAAAAATGGGATCGGAATACCTTCCGCCAGCGCATTCGTTCCTTTCTGGCCCCCGTGGCGGTGGGCGTGGTGCTGCTGGTGCTGCTGGGCATCGTGGCCAATGTGACGTGGAACGATTACCGCAGCGCCCTCATCGACAGCCAGACCCGCCAGCTGGAACTAGTGGTGCAGAGCACTGCCGACAGCATCCAGTTCTCGCTGGACGAGTACGCGGACCGGCTGGATGCGGCGGCGGACAAGCTCCGCACCAATCCGCTCAGCCGCCCGACCCTCGCCCGCAGCGACACACTGGCAGACCTTTGGATCGAGGACAGCGACGGAAACGTGATCTACAGATGCTATGGGCTGACGCCGATGTGTGATGTCCTCATCACCCGGACCAGCAGCATCAGCTATTGGCAGTATCACCGGGGCGACCGGCACTATCTGGTGATGAAAAAGGCCGTGGGGGATCAGACCATCTGTCTGGTCATCGACTCCGAGACGTTGTATCAGCAGCTGGTCTCGGATATTCATGTGGGCACGAACGGCTATATCATGGTCAAAAATGCCGATAACCGCGTCGTGATGCACCCGGAATCGGAACAGTGGGGCATCGAGGTGCTGGAAGGCCGCCGGAAGCTCTACTCGAACAATGAGCTGGACATGAGCAGCCTGAGCGAGCTGCTCCGCACTCAGCAGGAAAAGACCTCGGGCATCATGGATTACTATTCCTATTGGTGGACGGACCCCAGTCTGCCGCGGGTGCATAAGATCAGCGCCTACCGGCAGCTGACGCTGGGGGACAGCTTCTGGATCGTCAGCGCCGTGGTGGACTACGACGACCTGTATCAGCCGGTGGCCGAGAGCTTCCGGAAAATGGCGGTCATGTTCAGCTCCATCGCTCTGGTCATGGTGCTGCTGACGGTGTTCATCTTCCATTTGCAGCAGAAAAACAACCGGAATGCGGCGCAGATCACGTCGCTGCAGGAGGTCAACGAAGCGCTGGAAGAACTGCACCGCAGCGAGGAATTTTTGCAGCATGGGCAGCGGCTCCAGCTGATGGGCACGCTGACCGGCGGTATCGCGCATGAGTTCAACAACTTCCTGACCCCCATCACCGGCTATGCAGACCTCATCATGGCGGACGCCGACCCGGAAAGCGAAATTTATGACAACGCGCGGGAGATCAGTGAAGCCGCCGAAAAGGCCCGGGACGTCGTGAAGCAGATCTCCGCGATGAGCCGCCGGAACGTCGAGACCATTTACGACGCTGTTTCGGTGAAAAAGATGCTGGAACAGACCCGGAAGCTGGTGGAGACGAACTGCCCCAAGCAGATCGAAATTCTCGAACAGGTGGACCTGAACGAGGAAGAAGTCTTGGGCAGCATGACCCAGCTGCAGCAGGTCCTGCTGAACATCTGCATCAATGCCATCCACGCCATCGGCAAGGCGGAGGGCACGCTGACCATGAGCGCCGATGTCGTTCCGCGCAGCGAACTTCTGCTCCGCTTCCCGGATGAAAAAATTCCGGAGGTCTGGCCCAGCTATGTGCGCATCCGCATCGAGGATAACGGCTCCGGCATGGATAAGGAAACGTTACAGCATATTTTTGAGCCGTTCTTCACGACCAAAAAGACCGGCGAGGGGACTGGCTTGGGCCTTGCATTGGCTGAACAAATTATCCGGACCCACCGCGGCCATATCTGCGCCGAGAGCACGCTGGGCAAAGGCTCGACCTTCTACATTTATCTGCCGGTGCTGGAACAGGAGCGCGAGCGTGAACAGCTGCAATGGGGGCAGGACAACGACCTGCATATCCTTGCGACTGATGACAACCAGAAGGTCCTGAGCATGTTGGAAAAGGAGCTGGGCAGTCTGGGCCTGAATGTTTCCGTCTGCTCCCGCCGGGGCGATGTGCGGACCCTGCTGGACAGCCAGCCCTTCGATGTGCTGGTCATCGACGAGAGCCTGACCGAGGGCAGCGGCGTGGACTTCTGCATGTCCATCCGGGGAAAATTCCCCAGTTTGACCCGTATCATCATGACGAGTGCGCCATCACGGGAATTGATCGATGCCAAGAGCCATGGCGTCATCGACGGCTATATCTTGAAGCCTGTGTCGGCATTGACGCTTCTGGAAGAGATCCGCGCGTGCCGAAAACAGAAATCTTAAACCAAACAAGAAGCGGAAGGACCCGTTCAGTTCCCCCGAAAAGGGGACTGGGCGGGTCCTTTTTTGCAGGAGAACCCATGTATCCAAGCTTCCATCCTGAACCTTACAGGATATTAAGGTGATTCTTAACAAAGCGTAATCCAAAGCGCTTTGGCATGTAAGTTTACACCAGTATACTGGAACCATCAGAAGCGGGAATGAAAAAAGCAAACTTTGCGGAATGCTTTCGGCCCCGCAAACACGCGGAAAAAGGAAAGGAAGTACCAATCATGAGTGAAACTGTCCTCGCGCTGCTTGGCTTCGCTACGGTCATCGCCGTTGTCGTGCTGCTGCTGCGCAACGTCACGGTCCCGTCGCTGGCATTCGTCGGCGTTTCGACCATCACCACCATCATTCTGGTGGCGACCGGCGCTTTCACGCTGGATGACATGGCCGGCTTTATCAAGTCCGGCGTCTCCAGTGTCCATGGCACGGCGGTCCTGTTCATCTTCTCGGTCCTGTTCTTCGGTGTCATGACCGATGCAGGCATGTTCGACAAGATCATCAATGCCCTGATGAAGAAGGTCGGCAACAACGTCGTCGGCGTTGCCCTGATGACCTGCATCATCGCCATCATCGGCCATCTGGACGGCGGCGGCGCATCCACCTTCCTCATCACCATCCCGGCCATGCTGCCCGTTTACAAGCGTCTGCACATGCGCCGCGAGACTCTGCTGCTGATCTGCGTCACCGCTATGGGCGTTATGAACCTGATGCCTTGGGGCGGCCCCACCATGCGTGCTGCCAGCGTTCTGGAGATCGAAGCAAATGATCTGTGGAGCCAGCTGATGCCTATGCAGGTCGTTGGTCTGATCCTTGCATTCGCGACCGCCATCTTCTGGGGCTTCCAGGAGAAGAAGCGCATCGCAAAGCTCGGCGACGCTGCTGCTGAGGAAGAGGGCAAGTACGACGATTCCGACAGCGGCGAGAAGGACACTTCTCTGGCTCGTCCGCAGAACTTCGTGTTCAATATCGTCCTGACTCTGGCCGTCATCATCGTGCTGGTCATGGATATCTTCCCCTCTTACTTCCCGTTCATGGTCGGCTGCGTTCTGGCGATTCTGGTCAACTATCGCGGTAAGAAGCTGCAGAACTCCATCATCAAGAGCCACGCTTCGGCTGGCCTGAGCATGGCCTCCACCATTCTGTGCGCCGGCGTGTTCCTCGGCGTTCTGCAGAAGAGCGGCATCATGGACCTGATGGCTACCACCATGGCAAACTTCATCCCCGCTTCTCTGGGCCGTTTCCTGCCCATCATCATCGGCGTCCTGAGCGTGCCTCTGGCTCTGCTGTTCGATACCGATTCTTACTTCTACGGCGTTCTGCCCGTCCTGATCGGTGTCGGCAACCAGTTCGGCGTCAACCCGGCTCACATCGCCATTGCGATGGTCGTCTGCCGCAACTGCGCTACCTTCATCAGCCCGGTGGCTCCTGCTACCTATCTGGGCATCGGTCTGGCCGGTGTCGAGATCAAGGACCACATCAAGTACTGCTTCGGCTGGCAGTGGGCTGTGTCCATCATCTGCCTGGTCGCAGGTCTGATCCTCGGCGTGATCAACTTCTAATTGCATGACGGCCGCCCGGAATTTCCCGTTACGGGAGTCCGGGCGGCTTTTTTCGAATCAAAATTTCAAAAGGGAGGCTGTTTATGCAGGAAACCACTGTATGCACCGCGGCAGATGCCATCTACAAGCTGGCGGCGGGCAACCTGAAATATCTCAACGCAGAGAATGGGAGCGGCGATATCTCCCGCCGGATCCGGATGTCCACATGGACCAAGGGCCAGTCTCCCTATGCCATCATCGTGACCTGTTCGGATTCGCGGGTCATCCCGGAGAACATCTTCTCGGCGGGCATCGGCGAACTGTTCGTCATCCGGCTGGCGGGCAATGTCATCGACGACCACCAGCTGGGCAGCATCGAGTATGCCGCAGGGCATCTGGGCTGCCGGCTGGTTGTGGTGCTGGGCCATACCCACTGTGGGGCCGTGGATGCCGCCATCCACCACGAGCCGGATGGCTACATCAAGTACATCACCGATGAGATCAAAAAGGCCATCGGCGACGAAACGGACCCTTATAAGGCCAGCTGCCTGAATGTGCGGCACAGCGTGCAGGAGATCGAAAAGAGCCTGTGCATCCACAACATTGAGGAAGAAACGGGCCTTCGGGTCGTCGGCGCGATGTATCACATCGAGGACGGAAGCGTGGAGTTCCTGTAAGAATCAAAGCCGCCTACGGCGTCAGCTCTTTCAAAGGGAGTTGTCAGCCGGGGCGGCTTTTTTGCGCCCAAGAGCAGATTTGACAAGCGGCGGGAGTTTGATTATACTGACCCTGAGATCAAAACAGCGGAGGGGATCACAATGGTACAAGTAGACCTTATCACAGGCTTTCTGGGCGCGGGCAAGACGACGTTCCTGCGCCGGTATGCCGCCTATCTCGTGGCGCAGGGGCATCATGTCTGCATTCTGGAAAATGACTTCGGCGCGGTGAACGTGGACGCCATGCTGGTGCAGGACCTGCTGGGCGAGCGGTGTGAGATCGAGACGATCAGCGGCGGGTGCGACTGCGACACCCATCAGCGCCGGATGCGGACCAAGCTCATCTCGATGGCCATGCGCGGCTTTGACCGGGTGTTGGTGGAACCGAGCGGCATTTTTGATGTGGATGAATTTTTTGACGTCCTGCGGGACGACCCTCTGGACCGGTGGTATCAGCTGGGAAATGTCATTGCCATCGTGGATGCGCTGCTGCCGGAACAGCTCTCAGAACAGGCGGACTACATTTTGGCTTCGGAAGCGGCCAATGCGGGCATCGTGCTGTTCAGCCGCAGTCAGCTGGCTTCGCCGGAGCGCTTGGAAGCGACGCAGGAGCACCTACGCCATGCGCTTTCGGCCTGTAAGTGCAGCCGGACCTTCCAATCGGAAGACTTCCTGACCAAGGACTGGTCCACCCTGACCGAAGCAGACTTTGCCCGCATCGACCACGCCGGTTATCGTCAGGCCAGCTGCGAAAAGCTGCATTTCGACGAGCACAAGGCGTTCGGGTCGGCGTATTTTCTGGAACCCGGCATCCCCCGCGAGAAGCTGGAAGCAAACATCCCGTCGCTGTTCACAGACCCTTCCTGCGGGAGGGTGCTTCGCGTGAAGGGCTTCGTGCAGGATGCATCCGGCTGGGTGGAGCTGAAC